TGTACAAAGAATACTTTACGGTCAGTATGCTTAATATTATTTATCTTTTCATAAAGTATTGCTCCGTGGGTTTCTACCCTACTGTATAAAATGAGAGTATTACCTTTAAGATCTAATGCTAAATTAGTGATAAAATTATTTCTTTGTTCATGAGAAATTAAATATTGAAGTTCATCTTCATATGTTTCAAATTTTTTAGGAGGATGCTTAAGAACAAGACATTGAATATCTAACTGAGATAGATGTCCTTCCTTCATTAATTTATCAGTTTTAGTTACCTTATATGATGGTCCAAACAATCCCTCTAAGACCCACTTATGAGTCTGTGTTCCGTCTAATGTACCAGTGAAACCAAATCTATACTTAGCATGTTCTAACTTAGTCATTATATTTACTAAAGACTTACTCTTGAAAAGATGTGCTTCATCACCTATAATTACATCATAATCTTTAAAAAATGATTTCTCCATTCTAAATACAGATTGCCATGTAGTAATAGTTACTTCATTTGCATTAGTTACTTCTCTACCAGAATAAATTCTATGACAATGATTTTTAGCATCCCATCCATACTCTATAAAATCCTTATACATCTGTTCTACAAGAGAAGTAGTAGGAACAACTAAAAGAATTTTCATTCCTTTATGTACATAGTATCTTACTAAAGAATAAATCATTAAAGATTTACCTGAAGCAGTAGGACTAACTAATAATCTTCTATTATGTTTTAAACAATCACATACACCTTCAATTTGATATTCTCTGGGTTTAATATTTGTAATAGATCTGATGTAATCTTTTACACCCTCTTTAGATATAGATGAATTTATTTCAAATGGAGGACCATAATAATCATTATCTTCAAATCTATAAGTATATCCATGTCTCTCACAAAATGATACTATTTTATCTAACAGTCCTACATAAATTTTCTTAGATCTTAAATCATATAAATGTATCTCACCATTCCAATTTCTTTTTCTATATTGAGGCATGAACTTAGCACCCTCCACCTCAAAGGTAAAGTGATCCCTCAGTTCATATTCAATATGAGGTTCTGCTTTAATTTTTAAAAATACTTCGTTTGACTTCTGTATTATAACGTTGGTCACTTTTACCCATTATGCTATGGGT